AACTTAGTGTTGTCAGTTTCTTCAGCCGCAGTTGAATTTGAAACCAAGAACTTATCATCACCAGAAACACTGTTAGCTAAAACGTGACTATAAGTTCCCTGTCTATCTTTTATCCAAACAAAATTAGGAGTAAAATCTAGGTCAATATCTAAAGAAGATTCCCCATTACCAGTATATAATTTAGTTTGGAAGTAATCTTGAGGAGAACCACCTTGGTTGGGGTCTACTGTTTCAACTGGGTCAGGTAGATTGGATGTACATATAGCTAAGAAGCCTGATGGTGGTGCGTAGAAAAAGTCACCTATGCCATTTCCATCTGCATTACCTTGTGCTGTTTTTGCTCCAGCAAATGAACTGTCTTGTCCGAAGTTAAAACACATTGCCCCTGACCCAACAGTTCTAGCCGCTGGAGAAAAATCAGCCCAACTTACTGTTGTAACCTCACCTGTTCCTGCCGCTGGGTCACCAGAATTTTGCCAAGTATCATTCTTACCAATCCAAATTTCACCTGTATCAGCATCAAAAGCAAATTGTGCAATATCAGAAGTTCCGTAAGAGCTATAGCTATCAGAACTACTATTTTCAAAAAATCTTCCATCACTTAAATAGCCAACAGTATTTGCAGTTTCACCTGTCCAATTATCTGGAACACTAGCACTACTATTTACTAAACCAATTGCAGTATCATTTTGTTGAGTAGATAAATTTCCTTCAAAATACCATTTCCCTGTTTCCACAAAAAACGTACTTCCTTGATGCCCTTCAACTACATTTCCAGAAACGTGCAAATTTCCTTGAGCAAGTGCATGTCCATCGTTTGATAAAAAATTCAGCGTAGCAAAGTTATTTGTAGGGCTGTCAAGAACTACATCAGTTGAAGCTAAACTATTAACAGCCCAATGATTATCTTTACCACTTGTGTCTGCACCAATACCACTTGAATTTTGACTAGTGCCTGTTTGCTTAAACTGTAATCTAAATCCTTGGTTTCCAAAAGTAAGTCCAGCAGTATCTTTAGGAATCCATATGTCGTTTTTAGTTTCACCAAAGCTAGAAGGTGTTAATGCAGTACCGTCTATAAAGTTTATTTCAGCTAAGTACCCTCCATAGTAAAGGTCCGTACCAGAGTCTCTTCTGCCAATAGCGTGTTGAACAGCGGTATTTATTCCACCATCAGAGTTTTGTGCTGGATAAGTGTTTACTTGAGCAGTACCAAGAGCATCCTCAACACCATTAAAATAGAACCTAAGTCTGTTAGCGGCTGTTCCTTGAGTTGTATCTAACACAAACAAAACGTGATACCAAGCGGACACGTCACGAAACTTAGCTGTGGTATATCTTAATGCTCTTGTTCCACCATAAGTACCATCAAATCCTATATTATTACTATCAGAACCTCCCGTATTGTCTATATATAATGCGCTAACTGCTGTTGCACAGCTAAAAATAGATTGGTCATTATCATTTAAACTTTTTTTAACCCAAGCACTCCAAGACCAAGTTTTAAGATTACCAGCAGAGCTAGGAGTAAAACTTAAATACGATGAGTCAGTATCACTATTAAACCTTAATGAGTTACTTATCTCAAAGCCATAAAAATCAGTGCTTGGATTAGACATCCACGCTGTTGAACCAAAAGGACCACTCATTATGATGCATCCGCAAAGGCTAGCTGTGGTGCGCCAAGGCATACTTTTCCTGCCGCAATTACAACGTAAGGAACAATATCTATAGAACTAGCGGCAGTACTAAGTACTATAACTGCTCCACCTGCACAAAAATATTGATTACCTACAGACAGAACTCGTGATCCTGTACCATCTTGGATAAAAGATATAAAGCCTGACTGTCCTACTTGCTCTGTGGTAGGATTAACCAATGTAGTATTACCTGTTAACGTCAATACAAAGTTTTGATTAGCAGAATAGTCTAGGGTTACGTTACCTGTGTTACTTGTATCAGTGTCTGTATTAGCAACGGCTGAACCACCAATTCCCAGATTACCTGCGACAGTTACGTTTGTTGTACCAGTAGGTATCTCAATTACATCTGCGTCTGCGTCATTTTTAATTGTTACATCATTAGTAGAGCCTTGACCTGTAAGGATTAAGCCTTCTGCGCCAGTGTAACCCATCGCGGCATTATCTCCTGCCGCTGTATCTCCGTCTGCATTTACAGTTGAAGCTGTTACAGTCCCAACTATGTCTACATTTGTAGTGCCTGTTGCAATACCTAGAACTGTAGCATCTGCGTCATTAACAAGAGTTACGTCATTAGTAGAACCTTGACCTGTTAGTATTGCGCCAAGTGCCGCTGTATAACCTAAAGCGGCATTGTCTCCTGCCGATGTATCTCCGTCTGCGTTTAATGTAGAACCTGTTATATCGCCTGTTACATCTAGATTTCCTCCAGAAGAAAGAGTCATTTTTGTAGCGGCCGCTTCAGACGCACCCGTCATAAAGTTTAAACTAGTCGCATTGCTCGAAGAGCTAAAGTCACCTTCAGAAATAGCTTGAATAGCCGCAGAAACGAGAATAGCGTCTGTGCCTGTTCCCTCGTCTGGAGCCTGAAAAGAAATCTTACCAATAACGTCATTAGCCGCAATATCTGCTTCTGTAGTTTGTAAAGTTAAATTTGCAGTACTGTTATCTCCAGTCCCTGGGTTTTTAATAAATAGACTTGGCACATTTAAATCTGTAAACGCATCAACAACTGCCGCACCACTTCCTGCACCATCAAGGTAAACTGCCTTAACATGCCCAGCAGGGATTGCTATTGTAGCCCCAGAGCCTTCTTTAATAATTACACCAAAGCCACCAGTCGTTGCATTTTCAATAAAATGCATCCTATTTATTGTATTAGGGCCAATTGTAATTGTGCAAACACTATCTAAAGTTCCTGTGTATTTGATATAAATAGCTCTTGCTTGGTCTGTACCTCCGTCTGCCACTGTGGAGGCATGAGTGTTAGCGTTGGTTGTTATGGCCTCTGTGCCGTAGCTGAGAGCCTCTCCAATCAATTCTAAATTAGTATTTGTTACTGTTCCCCATGACCCAGACTGATCTCCTGTGGCCATCTCATTGAGTCTGAGGTCATTTACATAGGTACTTGTCATATCAATCGATCCTTATTATGCTGTTCGCCCCTGCCGCTGGGAAAACAATTTGAAATGTACCGCCTGAGACCGTAAAGTCTCCACCAAAAGCCAGTATAGCAATTGCCTTATTACTATTAGATGAATTGTAAATCATAGCACCATTAGCGGTAAATGACGCTGAAGTCCAACTTGGGTCAGCCGCGTCAAAGCAGGCTTTAACGCCAGAGATTGTAACTGCTTTTGATGATAACGTAACACCGCCAGTTGCGTAACCACTACCATTGGCAACTTCATTTATTCCGCTACTTGCGTATGCTGTAGTGGCCGCACCTAAACTAGCAGAGCTAGTGAAGAGAGCTATTTTTATTGTATCTGTAACCATCTGATGTTCTTCTTTTAATATTTCAGATTTAAAACTTGTACACATTGCTTGAGCTATAGACATTATATTCCTCCATTGTATTCAGCAGTGTAATCTCTTAGCATCTCTTGCTGGAATAACTGAACTGATTCATCGAATTGCTGTTTATATAAGGTTAACGTATTTGCGTCTTTTAGGAAAGCAGAAGTTTCATAAAGGCAAGCCGCCAATAAAAGAGCCTCTGCATGATCACCTAACCACGTTGTAGTATTGCCAGATGTTAAGCCTGCCGCTGGAGCGATAAACTCAACGCTGTAAGCAAGAATTGCATCAGGTGTTGGCGCAAGAGTTATAACAGTTCCTGCTGTACCTGCCGAACTCGTACTGTACATTATTGGCGTTGCTTGAGTTGTCGAGTTCGGCCAATAATCTCTTAGGTAGGAATCTACCCTGTGATCTAGAAAGCTAACAACATTGCTAGACGTAATAGATACATTCCTAATCATTCTTGCACTTGCCACTGTGTATTGGGTTGTACCTACAACAAGATTTGCCGCTGAGGACGTAAACCTAAAACATGGCAAATTTGGCAATCTTTGGTAAATCATTTCTTCAGCTTGGCTAATAATTTGATCTACAGATGCTGTTAACTCAGAAGAATCATCCTCTGTAAAATTTTTAATATTAGATACTAATGTTGCGTAATTCATTTAATCACCCCACGGCCCTTGACCCCAAGTTGAGTTGCCCCAACCTTGTATGTTAACTGCTTCTGTTCCTGTTGCTCCTGTGCCTGCTACTCCAGATTGAGTTATAGACAATTGCATGTTTCCATCACCACTTTCACCAAATCCTCCTATTGCACCTGTGCCTGCTACTCCTGTTTCAGTAATTGTTAGCTGAATGCTAGTAATAACGTTTGTTAATGCTGGTGTATTAAGTTGACCACCCATGTTACTGTGATTTGTACAATAGTAGTAAAGAGTTGGTGCGCCTGAAGCAACTGTTATCTGTGTGTAAGCACCAGACGATCCTGGAGTTCCGTTTGTCGTTACTCCAGTTGTGTATTCTGAGCCACCACCATGAGAACCATTAGAAGTCGTTGAGAATCTTAATGGATGTCCTGAGTTGCTTGAATCAGACTGGTCAAACTTATATGTTGTTCCTTCTGTAATACTTATTGTCAGGGTTGGCCCACCAGAGTCTATGTAATATCTGTTTCCTGATCCTGGATTAGAGACTGTAATTGCAAAAGGTATAGTTCCTGATGCTGGGGTATAAGATGTGCCACCCATGTTGCTATGATTTGTGCAATAGTAATAAAGAGTTGGTGCATTTGAAGCAACTGTAATTTCAGTATATGCACCAGCAGATCCTGGAGTTCCGTATGTTGTAACTCCAGTTGTGTACTCTGAACCGCCACCATGAGAGCCATTGGAAGTTGTTGAGAATCTTAATGGATGCCCTGAATTACTTGAATTAGACTGGTCAAATCTATAAATCTGGCCTTCTTGCAGATAAAGTTGTTGTTGAAGAACAGAGTCTATGTAATATCTGTTTCCTGATCCTGGGTTAGAAACAGTTACTGAATACTGAAGGTAAGATGCAGAGGTTCCAACTGCACCTGTTGCGGCTACTCCTGTTTCAGCAACACCTAGAGCAACTGATCCTATTGCACCTGTTCCTGCCACGCCTGCCTCAGCAAGTGCTAATTCTCCTACATAAGTTCCAATTTCACCTGTGCCTGCCACGCCTACTGGAGTAGCTTTAACATTTACTTGTATTTCTGCGAATGTTCCATTGCCAACTTCACCTCGTCCATTCATCCCAATATTAGGAAGATCTCTAGGGTCAATTGTCCAGTCTTGCGTAAATCCAACAAAGAAAGTTACATTGTCAGGATCGTTATCTGGGCGAGGCTTAAATAAAGCTGTTGCGTCTATTATA